AAATTTGGTCTTTCTTTGCTAAATGGCAAAACAAAACTTTTGATGGTCAAATAGATTATCCTGATACATTTGATCTTAGGGATTATGCGGCTGATCTACAATTCTTACAAGTGGCAAAAGCTAGTGGAGTAAAGTCAGACACATATACAAAGGAAATAGATAAACAAATAGCAAAGGCAGTAATAGATGATGATGAAAAGATTGATGCAATTAATCAAGAAATTGATGCTACTTCTACGACTATCGGACAATTCCAAACAAACTTACCAACAGCCGAAGAAGAAGAGTAATGGCAAAAAAGAAAAGAAAAAAAAGACGAGTTCCAAAAGACAAGGACTCAGGACTTCCAAAGAAGTATCTGTCAGGACTAAAAGGAAGCAAAAGGTCAAGAAGAGCAAGTCTAATAAAGCGAGTAGCCTCTATATATAAATCAGGTGGTTTTATTCCTAGAGGATTACTAAGAGCAAGGACAAAAGCATAATGGCAGTAAGAAGAAAACCTTTATCAGCTTCAGTAAAAGCAACCCTTAAAAGAAAAGCTAAAGCATCTAAAAGATATACTTATGGAACTTTAGCTAAGGTTTACAGAAGAGGTCAGGGTGCATTTTTAAGTGCTGGAAGTAGAAGAGTTCCTATGGCGGCTTGGTCTATGGGAAGAGTTAATAGCTTTCTTAGAGGTTCAAGAAAACACGATTTAGATTTAAGAAAAAAACGCAAAAAATAATGGCTAAATATCAAGGAAGAACTGTTAAATTAAATAAACCTTTTAGAACATCAGGTGAAAGAAAAAAATTTGCTGTATATGTTAAGGATAGATCAACAGGTAATGTTAAAAAAGTTAGATTTGGAGACCCAACAATGACAATAAAAAAAAACAATCCAGCGAGGCAGAAATCATTCCTTGCAAGACATGGAGCTATTCTTAAAAAGGTTAGGGGTCAAAAGTCTTTAGCTCCTGTATTTTGGGCGATAAAATCTTGGAGAAAAGGTTTTAATGTATAATGGCAAGACAAGAATTTTTAGAGAGGTTAGCAGATAACCACGAAATCCAAATCAAGAAAACACTTGAGGATTTAGAAGCAAGAATAGTATCACAAATATCTACTGTAACTGAGGGTGCAGATGCAATTTCAACGAAGATAGCAATAGATTTAAGAACTGACTTAAAAAGATTTATTGATGAAACTTATAGAACTACAGCCGATAGTTTGGTTAGAGATTATGACCAGATTGTAAATGAATTTATAGAAGAGTTTGGTTCTTTAAATATTCCTGATAAATTTAAAACACTAACTGAAGTAGATTTATTAACTATAAACCAATTAAAGTTTCAACAATTTGCTGGGTTTGAAGATCTAGCTAATAGATACCTTAATGAAATATCAGCTCAAGTTTATCAAAATGCTATAGCTGGTAAGCCTTTTAATGACATAGTAAAAGATTTAAGAGGTATCATAACAGGAGATGTAGATAGAAGAGGCAGACCAATGAGTATTTATGCCTCACAGATTGCACATGACTCAGTAATGCAATTTGATGGTCAGTTTACAGTATTTAAAGCAAAAGAAGCTGGACTTAAAAAGTTTAAATATACTGGGACTTTAGTAAGAGACTCAAGACCTCATTGTAAGAAACACTTAAACAAAGTTTATACGGAAGAAGAATTAAGAAGAATATGGCAAGGGTCTTGGTCTGGTAAATCTGAGGGAGACCCATTTATTGTGAGAGGTGGTTATAGATGCAGACATACTTGGCTACCTGTAGATGATGATTTCTTTGATTAATCACAAAAAATAAATTATAATAAAGAAAAAAGGAGACTAATATGGCTGACGAGCAAAAAACGGAACAGGAACAACAACCTGTAGAAAACAAAGTTGAAGAAGTAGTAGAAGATCAAGAACCAATGGTATCTCAAGCAGAGGTAGATAAAATAATAGATAAAAGACTAGCAAGAGAAAGACAAAAATATGAGAAGATGTATTCAGGTATTGACCCTGAACAAGCTAGAAAACTATTAGAAGAAAAAGAAAACAAAGAAATAGAAGATCAAAAAGCCAGAGGCGAGTTTGAAAAAATATTAAAAGAACAAGCTGAAAAATCTAACAAAGAAATATCTGGTTTACGATCTGAAATTGAAAAAGTAAAAGTTGATGGTGCATTATTAAATGCGGCTTCAAAGAACTCTGCTATCAATCCTGAACAAGTAAAAGATTTGTTAAAATCAAATGTAAAATTAAATGAAGATGGCAAAGTAGAAATACTTGCAGAAAATAAACAGCCAATATATAACAAGGACGGAGACCTTAAAAGTATTGACGAATATGTAAAGGACTTCATTACGGAAAACCCTCACTTCCAAACAGCAACCCCATCAGGGTCAGGAAGTAAGGCAAATCTGGGTAAGGTTGACGCAAAGCCATTTAATCTTGCGGATTTAGATATGACAAAGCCTGAAGATAGAAAGCAATATGCTGAATATCGTAGAGCTAGGGACAGTAAACCCACTGTCATAGATTTAACTAATAAATAAAAGGAGATTAGCAAATGGCTGATGAAACAACGAGTTCTACGATTTCGGAACTATATACAGAAATCATAGCTGAGGCATTATTCGTTGCACAAGAGCAATCTATTATGAAACCTCTTGTCAGGAATTATACCATAGCTGGTGGTGGAAAATCAGTTGAAGTCCCTCTTTATCCTACTGTATCAGCGGCGGCTGTAAGTGAGGCTTCAGATTTATCCAACACTGCAATCAATCCAACTTCTGCAACTATAACAGCATCAGAAGTAGGAATTATGACTACACTAACTGATCTAGCAAGAAATTCTGCATCAAGAAATGTTGCGGCTGATATTGGTAGATTATTTGGTGAGGCAATCGCAACTAAAATAGACACTGATCTTTTAGCTTTGTTTGATGGTTTCTCATCAACACTAGGTAATGGTTCAGCGGCAATTACACCTACTAATTTTTTCCAAGCAGTAACAATTTTAAGAGCTGCTGGAGTTCCAATGACAGATATGGTTGCAGTATTACACCCTAATATTGCATTTGATCTTAAATCTGCATTAGCAACTCAAGGAAACACAGCTTTTGCGGCTGGTGGTGATGGTATTGCGGCTAACGAAGCATTACGATCTGGTTTTATAGGTCAATTAGCTGGTGTTCCTGTTTTTGAAAGCAAAAACATGGCTAACACTGGAACTACAGGAGACTATAAAGGTGCAATTTTCCAAAAAGATGCACTTGGTATAGCTATGATGCAAGACCTAAAAATTGAAGTTCAAAGAGATGCTTCTTTAAGAGCTGATGAAATTGTTGCAACTGCGGTTTACGGAGTTGGAGAATTACATGACTCTTATGGTATTGAATTACACTACGACTCTTCAATAGAGTAATTAACATAAAACTAGGGGTGGTAATCCGCCCCTTTTTAAAATAAGGTGGTTTTATGAGTATGATTAAATTAAAAAAAGGCGATAAAGTTATTGAAAGACAAAAAGTTGATTATGAAAAAAATCAAAGTTTATGGACTTTAAAAGGTTTTAGTCCAGTAGAAGAAAAAATTTCTTCAGACGAACCAAAAAAGAAAACACCAAAGAAAAAGAAGTCTAAATAATGACAACATCAGTATTTAGTGTAGCATTATCTCATGTTCAAGAATATCAACCTGATATAGCTGGATTTGGTATTTCAAGTTTTGATACACAATTACAACACGCAGAAGATGATGTTATTAGACAAGTTAGAGAAGAATGGTGGGAACGATACAGACACACAGTTAGATATAAAGATATAACAAAAGTTACTTCTTTAGAATTAGTAAATAGTAAACTTACAGCAACACAATGGAGAAGATCAGTATGTTATAAGGCTTTAGCTGATTACATATTTCCAATGCTTTCTAAGTTTAGAGACCCAGATACAGGTGAGGGTAAAGATAGTTTTCAAGTACAAATGGATTATTACAAGAACAGATATAATGAGGAATTTCAGGCTGTTCTTAGAGATGGTGTTGAATATGATGAAGATAGTTCTGGTTCAATCCAAGCTAGTGAAAAAGAACCTATCCATACTTTAAGATTAGTGAGGTAATATGTGTATCTGTGATGGTGAATGTATTTGTAGATAATGGTTGCTGATGTAAAGTTTACTGCTAATACAGTAGAAGTTAGTAATTTTATTAAAAGACTACAAAAAAAAATTCCTAATGAAATACAAATGGGTTTAGCAAGAGCATCAGCTTTTGGAATAAAACAAATTACAGATAAAACACAAAAAGGTCAGTTGCCTGATGGGGGTAGATTAAGACCTTATAAAAAATCAACAAAGAAATCTAGGAGTAAAAGAGGCAGACAAGTAGGTTTTGTAGATTTAACTGACTCAGGTAGAATGTTTAGATCATTGACTAGCAAAATAACTAAATCAAAAGGTTCTTTATTTTTTAGAAGACAAGAAGAAAACAAAAAGGCTTTCTTCCACGATACAGGAACAAGATTTATGGACTCAAGACCTTTTTTTGCTATTGGACGAAGAGATGAAGATAAGATAAGAGATATATTCTTTAAGGCAATTAAAATATGAGCAAAAGAGAGAGTATAGCTGGAGATATAATTACTAAGCTAGATGCAGTTTCTAGTCCTATAGAATTTAAGCTAATAAAAAGAGAACCATTTGAACCTGAAGAGTTATCTCAAGCTCAATTTCCAGCCGCTTATATACAAACTGGGGACGAAACTAGAGACTTTTTTTCTATTGGAGATGTAGGTTCAGGTAAAAGACAAGGAACAATAGACTTTCTCATAGTAGGTTTTGTTAAGGGAACTACTGCAAATATTGATACTTTACGCAATCAACTCATAGAAGTTGTAGAGGAAACCTTAGATAATGATATTACAAGAAATGGTAATGCTCTTAGCACTCAAATTGTAGAGGCTAGTTCTGATGAGGGTGTATTATTTCCTTATGGTGGAGTGAGAATTGTAGTAAGATGTTTATATGAATTTGTAAGGGGGACTTCATAATGGCTAAAAGAATAAAAATATACTTTCCTGATGGAGATAATGAATTAGAGATATTTGACGATCAATTAGACAATTATCTTGCAAAAGGATTTAAGAAAGATAAAAAAGAAGATAGACCTCTTCCGAAAAATGATTTAGAAGAAGAGGAAACAAACATAATAGAGGAGTAAAATTATGGCAACGCATACAGGATTAAATGGTGTTGTTAAAATTGGGTCTAATACAGTTGGAGAAGTAACTTCATTTACTTTGAGCCAAACTCAAGACACAGTTGAAGATACATCATTAACTGACTCAATGAAAAGTTACAAAGCATTAAGAGGAGACGCAACTGCAACAGTTGAATGTCATTTTGACGAAACTGATACAGCTCAAGAAGCCGCTAACTTAGGAACAAGTGCTACACTAGAACTATACCCAGAGGGTGCAGATAGTGGAGACAAATATTTCG